TAGTGGTTCGTCCATTAGTTTATCAATGTCAATTTCTCCTTGACCGTCGAATGTGTTGAAGTAGTACAATTGCTTGCCGCCATACTTATAGAACATGATAAGATGCTGGAGCATTGTAGACATCGGAATCTTTTCTTCATCATAAAATACAGGATTATAACTTGTATTTACTGAGATGCCTTGGTCAATATACTTCTGTAGAACTGCTACGATCTTAAGGTAACCTTCTGGAGATGTTTGATCCCATAGCAATTCGTATTTGTTTTTTAGTTTATGAATACCCGGTACAACTTGCTTTAGTACACCGTGCTTTGACTGTTTGATTGATACTAGTGAACGTGGCGGTTCAATGCCGTTAGTACTATTACTGATTTGCGCAGATGTTTCTGCTGGCATAAGAGCCATTAGTGTAGAATTACGAATACCGAACTCTTTTAAGTCAGCACGTAATCCATCCCAATCTTGGCGTTCTTGGTATGGAACCAATTCATCAACATCAATTTTACGTGTATCAATTGGCAAGATACCACTGTGGTATTTTGTTTCATCTGATCCAGTACACGCACCTTGTTCTTTTGCAAGTTCAACACTTGCTTTAATTAGATAATAACTCCATGCTTCGGTCCATTCATCAATCATATCCAAGTTTGGATTTGTATATGTCATATCATTCTTTGCCATCCAGTATGCAAAGTTAATAATCCCAACACCAACAGGCCTACGCTTTAATGTAGATAATTCAGCAGCCAATACTGGATAACGCTGATAATCAAGTAATGCATCAATGCCACGAACTGCTAGACGACCAACACGTTCAAAATCAGTGAGCGTTTTAATATTGCCCCAATTAATTGCTGCTAGTGTACATAGTGAAATTTCACCTTCGGGATCGTTTAGATTATTCAATGGTTTAGTAGGAAGATTGATTTCTTGGCACAGATTTGATTGGCGAACTGGCGCAATATCTTGAATAAATGAACTATGTGTATTAGCATGATCCACATTCATAAGATAAATTCTACCAGTATTCTTACGTTCATTCATAAATGCTGAAAATAAGTCACTTGCAGAAATAGATTTTTGTCTAATAGAACTATCATTTTCTGCTAATTCATACAAACGTTTAAATTCATCTTGGTCATTGAAGAATGATTCATATAGACCCGGAACATCTGCAGGTGAGAATAATGTGATATTACCACCAGTCATTAGACGCTCATACATAAGTTTGTTAAACTGAACACTATAATCTAGGTGACGAACCCGATTATCTTCTGTGCCTTTGTTATTTTTCAAAACAAGTAAATCTTCTACTTCTAAGTGCCATAATGGATAATGTAGAGTTGCAGCCCCACCACGAACGCCGCCCTGCGAACATGATTTTACACTTGCTTGAAACATTTTATAGAATGGGATAACACCGGTGTGTGTTGCATCGCCATTTCGTATTGGCGAATTAATAGCACGAATACTGCCAGCGCCAATACCAATGCCCGCTTTTTGTGAAACATACTTCACAATTGCACCCGATGTTGCTGTTATTGAATCAAGAGAATCGCCTGTTTCAATAACAACACAACTACTAAATTGACGCTGTGGAGTTCTGACACCAGCCATTACAGGAGTTGGTAAACTAATGTCAAAATTACTCACAGCATCATAGTAGTCTTTTACCCATTTCATACGAGTATCTTTTGGATAATTAGAAAAAAGAGTAGCCGCGATAAGAATATATGCAACTTGCGGAGTTTCATATAATTGCTTTGTCGCACGGTTTTGAGCAAGATACTTACCACGGAACTGTTCCATACCCACATATGAGATATTAAAATCTCTTTCGTGTTTTACAAAACTATTGATTCTTTCCCATTCATCATCATCATAAGAACCCAACAGTTCAGAATCATAAAACCCAGCAGTAGTGTTTTTCTCTACGATCTTTTTTACATGCCAAGGATCAAATGACCCGTATACTTCTTTACGAATATGATAGTTAATAAGATTGCCTGCAACCCATTGATAATTTGGAGTTTCCTCACTGATCAAATCTGCTGCGGATTTGATTAATGTTTCTTGAATTTCTGCACTTGTTATACCATCATAAAATTGAATATGTGATTTGATCTCTACTTCACTGGGTGATACCCCAGCAATACCATCACACGCAAAAAACACAACCTTATGCATTTTATCGAGGTTTAATTCTTTTTTTGTGCCGTCTCTTTTTACTACGTTAATTACCATTTGTTCTCTTCTCCGAAATTGCAATGTATTTACACATTTTAAATTTCTTTAATATCTATTGTTTATATCAGCATCTTCCATACCAGCAACACGTAATTTAATTATATTACTAAGTTGAAAATGCTTTACTTCAAATCCTTTGGTAATACCTTGAAATTTGTTTCTCATTAATGCAACCTGATTAATTAGTTCGGATATTGCAACAACCTCTGCTTCGCCGTCTGAATATTTTTCAGCATCCCTACTACTTAATGCTTTGTTATAATTTTCTAAATATTTTCTTAAATACTCACTACGTTTTTTACGTAACTGTATATTTAGATGTTCTAGGATTGCTTCGATTTCTTGTAACTGGCCGAATCTATGCTCGACATAGCCAGGAAGTTGTGTAGATGCCTTTTCTATGTTACCAATTACTTTGACTTCTGTTTTTGCTACTGCAAGTTCATCTTCAAAGTAGTCTAGAAACGCTGGAATATTATTCCAATCAGCAACTATCTTACTATACCAATTCATCCTTCATACTCATCCCATTCTTCATCCCATCCATTATCACCGTCATCATCTACAAAGTAACGATCATATGCAGTTTGAAGTATTTTATCATCCTCCGCCATTTCAAATATTTCGGTTTTTCTAATACCAAATTCATCACATATTTTTACTAGACGNTCGGCGGCTTCCATCTTTTCCTTTGCAGGAATAAAAGATTTAAGTGTGCTCCATATATCAAGTACTATCTCTGTATCGCCGGTTGCCATTACCAATTATCCTTCAAAAATTGCTGAGTTACTTCCGTGTTCGGCACATTCTGCGCTTACACAGTAACATCTGTTGTCTGTCATTTCACGAACTAGTTGATCTGCAAACTTATGTGCATGTTCTGCAAACTTTTCAACTCCAACACCATCAAATAGTGTAAGTTCTGCAAGTCCACATGATTCTAGTTCACTTAACTTATACAACAAAGGATCTTCCCTGTCAACCACTACTTTATGATCAAAACTATCTTCTAACCATTTCTTTAGTGGTTTAAGTCCACCGAAGTCCACGACCCAATTGCGTTCATCTAGTTCATCACAACCGAAAATAAACTTAAACTGTAGACTATAACCATGCAAGAACTTGCAATGTGAGTGGGCTAACGGCTGTCTAAATACAGCCGATAGTCCAATATTATGACCATAAGTCTTTGTTGAGTAGTACTTAGCCATTTTTAAACCTCATTAACTTCTGGGTTTTTATCAATAATTTCACCGTTTACATCTACCTCTAATGCGTCAAACCCGTTAGATTCTGCATCTAAATCTGCATCATTCCAATCATTAATGACAATATCTAATTTTTCATTGCTCCAATTCTTACGGAATTCAATGATTTCGTCTCCAGACTTGGTCATATATTTGAGCCTATTACCTTGTTTAACTAGTAAACCTTTTGCTTCAAAGAACTCGATCAATCCCGAATATGGAGACATCCCAGTTTCATATGGAATCTCCACTTGTACACTTTCGAAAGGTTTAGAGTAACGTGTTTTAACAACTTTACACGCAGCACGAATACCATGCACTTGTGATGTTTTATTGCCGTCTGCGTCCGTTTTTAGTTTTAGTTTTCGCATAGCAATAACAATTGAAGATGCATAGATAAAGCCCTGACCGCCACTAATCTTATCATCTGGATCAAACATGTCCTGTGATGCATATGTATGATTTGTTGCAATCATACCGATATTAAAATCACCAAACATATTTACACAATTACGGACTAATGCAGCCAGTGCTTTAGGCTTACGACCCATGTCACCCTTCATGTCGCCTTTGTTAAACTGGTCAACATCTGTTGGTGTCATCATCATACCAAGTGAGTCAAGCACGAATAGAACTTTAGGGCGCTCTGCTTCATCTTTATCACCATATTCAGCACGATAGTCTTTCATAAAATCTGAAATGATTTTAGCAACATCATCAATCATTGCCACGTTTAGTTTAAGTAGTTTGTCATTATCTGTGCTAACATTAAGAGCATGTAGCCAACTTTCATCTAGAGCGTTTTCACTATCTATGAGAACAACAAAAATACCCTGTTCTTGTGCGTGTTTTACAATATTACCGGCTGCGATATATGATTTGCCGGCACCAGATTCCCCAGCAAGCACTGTTACTTTACCAAGTGGAATGCCTTTGTGAAAATCATTAGAAATTAACTTATTTAAACAGTAGTTACCTGTTGAAATCCACGTGTCCGGGTCACGAAATCCGACGGACATACCAGGAACTGCTTTTGTAATACTTTTACGAAATTTTGATGCATCAAATGCTTTTGCCATAATAGACTCCTATATTTTATGTGATTGTGGGAGAGCCGAAGGCTCTCCCAGGTGATCTACTATTAATCAGTTTTGCGATTACGGATCATTGCGAGAATATCAGACGCATCTGCGCCAGCATTACTATTCTCTTCTGCTACTGGAGCAGGATCTGCTGCAACAGGTGCCGCCTCGGTCTTTGGAGCAGGCGCGGTGACCGGTGCCGGTGACGGCTGTGATGGACGAGATTGTGAACTTGATGCACTATTTACCGCCGCACCTTCAGGCACATCAATACCATATGGACGATAATAATTTGCCCAACGCATTGGATCATACAATTCTCCGTCTACAGATGCTTCAAACATTTCCGTGATTACCCGTAGTTCATCATCAGATGGGCGCTTCGGCATAAAATCATTTAGATCATACAACCCGTGCGTATCAATTGATTGACGCTCTGCTTCATTCAATGAACGCTCTTTACGTGCCCAGTTTGAAGTTGAATAGTCTGCATATTGACCTTTTTGTGTTTTAACAAGACGGAAATCTGTCCCTGCATCATAATCAGTTGGTAGATTTTCCATATCAGGGTCCATCAATGCAGATTTTAATAATTTAAAAATCTGCGGCCCAATTACAAAACGACGGATAGGATTTTCTGGAGTTTCTTCATTCATAGGGTCTGTAACTACAAATCCTTGAAAAATATATGAACGCTTCTTCCAATACTTACGACCTAGATCTTCCATTGAAGGATCTTTAAACCACGGACGGATTTCTGCGTGTACAGGGCAAGTATCACCCCACATTTCAACGCACGGTACTTGCACTGTAATAGGCTTTTGTTCACCACCAACAATGCCTGCAAATGGAATTTTGATTACTTGACGTTCACGCCAAAAGAATACGTTATCAGGCGATGCGTCCGGCAAGAACCGAATTACCGCAGTACTATCGTTATCCATATTCCAGAATGGATAGATTGCGTCTGTGCCTCGTGATTGATTTGAATTTGTTTCTGCTTTATTTTCTTGTGCAAGTAATTTTGCACGAATTTCTGCTAGTGTTGCCATTTTACTTTTCCTTTATATTAGCCTTATTAGCCATGTTAGATTTATATTAGCTTTAGTTGTAATATGCATCATCCTCTCTAGAGCATGTATACATATTACAGTATTTATTTATCGTTGTCAAGCAAAAAAGGGGACATAAGCCCCCTTTTTTAAAATAAATTTTTATTAAATTTTTAGTCGAAATTATTGAATGGTTTGAATGCTTCTGATAGCATATCATCCATTTTATCTTCAATTGTAGTTTCTACCACATCTGCCGAAACTTTAGAATTTGACATTTTTACAATTCTTGCACACAACTCCAATGCTTCTCTCGCTACCGTTTGTGGTGACGTTTTTACTTGTTCTGCAATATTTCTTAAAAATACAGATAATTCTGCTGCACGGTCATTACTTCTATCATGCCTACGATTGTCATCACACGATTCAACCTGTATTCTACTGGCCAAGTCTGAAAATGTCTGTGCCAAATTAGTAGTTTTAGTATCTTCGTCCAATTCTGTTTTCTTAATGCTACTGATATCAATATTACGGTCACCGAATATAATACTATTAACTGGTGAACCGTCTTCGTTGGTTGCCTCGATGATATTTTTAACACGTTCTACTTGATTTGTTTTTTGCTTTTCTGCTTCTGTTGTATTTACACGATGTATAAGAGGTAGAATATCTTTTAGTGACTCTTCAAATGATGATTTTGTAAATTTTTGAACATAATCATTTACTACTTCTTCCGAAATTTCATCAGGTGCATCTGCTTCATTTAGTGCGATAGATTCTACAAATGATGTGTACCCTTTGGGACCTTGAATACGCTTGATACTTTCCTTAACTGATTCTATTTGTCTTTTAACATTAAGAACTACGTCACGGTTTGTTTCGTTCACCAATCCTTGTTTGTTTACAATATTCATAAATTCTTTTAATTTTACTAGTGTGGTAGTTTGCTCAATAATTGCTTCGCCCACTACATCACTTGGTGCACCGCCATTACTAACGTGCCTAGCCATTGCTCTTGCACCAGATAAATGCTTATGTGGATACTTAAAACGTTCGCCGTCAGAATTTTCTACAAAGATTGCAGATATATTACGTGATCTTGATCCACGCTGTTCTTCATTCACCGGAGCTTTATGTCTTATAATCAATTTAACATTTTCTAATGTCTGGCGGCTTGTTTTTGATGATCCTTCTAACGAACTTAGACCTTCTCCCAATACGTCACTCATTTCTTGCTCCTTACTATTTTTCTTATTTGTTTCTATATTATATGTATAATTTTTAGGTTCTATATACTTGCCGAAAGTTCGAATATCAAAATCCATAAGATTATTTCTAGATAAATTTTTGACTAATGTTATTAGTTTACTTACTCTAGGATTATCAATATCTACATCTTCTCCAATATGAAATTTTATTTCGTCTGAATTATCATCCACAAAAATCATAATGTTGGGATCTTGTACATAAAAGTATCGTGCATCTTCTGGCACAGCAACACTTTTACCATCGTCATTAGAGAATAATTTGGGCGATAGTCCATTGCCTTGAAGTATTCTCATTACTTTTTCTGCTATATTTTCAAAATTAATTGCCATAATATTGTTCCCTTTTTAGTATTTATCAAAATACCATAGGAAGTGGTTCATCGTAATCATCATTTGTATCTAAACTTTCTCCCAATAGTGATTCATACTGTTCATCAAAACGTGATATAACTTGTATTTGTCTTACACATAACAATGTAGCACTCACTAAGTCATCTGTCTCTCCAAGCTTAGCCTCATAACTTTTACCTTTAGCAACAAAGGTCTTAAACTCTCTTATTAAGTTCTTACTGATAGGTGTCATCTTATCACTTTCAATCCATGACTTCATCTTCATACACGCAGTAATTTTAGTCTTATATGTTGTGGTAAACCCTTTACGTATCGACCGACTAGCACCTCGCTTCTTGGGTTCATGTAGAAACTCTCCAGGAAATTTATCTTCATCCATCTCTTCAATAAGTATCAATGCTGCCTCGCCAAGTGAGTTATTTTCAACACTCCAGTATATCTCTGGTGACTTATTTCCTAATTCTTTCAATTCTTCTTTGAGAATATGTAGTATATCATATAAAGTCTTTACCTGCCCTCTCATATCAGTTTTATTATGTTGCCATTCTGCTACTTGGTTCATCTCTGGTAAACTCCAGACCTGTATGGCTGCGTTATCACCTCCTGTGCCCATTGCAGGGTCAAGTCCAACGACATAGGTATTTCCTTTCTTTATAGAATCATACCATCGTATCTGTCCTGTCTTACGTAATGGCTCAATACCTCTAAACTGTGATAATTTCACACTATCAACTAATGTTTCATCAAATGCAACAAATTCACATTCATGTTCACGTAAGAAACGTTCTACACCAACACGCCCTCTTTCTTCACTTGCCCATTTATCATCTCTGTCAGGATGCTGAGACCAAACTGCTTTATATGCTCTAAACCCATTAACTCCAACTTCTGTTTCATTTCCAAATTCATCAACTGTTTTAATACCACCTTGCCAAATAAGAGCAAACTGGTCATCATCCAAATTTGGCGTTGATGTAATAATTGCTTTACCACCTGTTGCTAGAGTAGGCGAAATAGATGTCCAAAATTCTTTGGCAATTGTAGGTCTAACAAATGCAAACTCATCTGCATATAATAAAGAGATAGACAAACCACGACCAGTGTTTTCTGTTGTTGCCTGTGCAATAATTCTGGACCCATTATCAAATTCAATCGAACCTTTATTATATGATATAACACCACACCTAATATAATCTGGACATAATTCATATGCATATCTAATTCTATGCATAATTTCTTGTGCGCCACTATACTTGTGCGCAGCAATCAAGATTGTTTGGTCTGGAACAAACATACCATACCATAGTAAATAACCTGCGGCAGTAGTAGACTTGCCCATTTGTCTGCCTAGCATTGAAATACTATAGCGATAGTTATGATACGAATTAACAAGTTCATTTTGGTATTCATATGCTTTGTATATCATACTACCTTTGGTAGGATGCTGAATTGTGAAGTACGTATTCAGAAAATAGGAAGGATTATCTATACATTGACTGAATTCACTTAATTGCGCATCGGTGAATTCGGTGTTTTTGTATGCTTGCTTTGTTAGGTCTGCCATAATAATTATATACTCACTTAATTTATATATGTATTTAGCACAAAAAAAGCGCCCCGGAGGGCGCTTTTAATTATTTTAAGTAATAAGTTATTATTAACTATTATCATATTGATAGAATTTAGTTCCTATTCTGACATACATTTTTGAACCATCTGATGAAAGTCTTGCATCGCTTACACCTCGTACACGTTTTGTTATACCAGAATATGTAATATTTGAAATATCATATGCAGTTTGCATTGTAAATTCATACATTGAATCTGAACTCGCACCAAATATATAAAGTGCTAATCCATCTGAACTAAATTGCAGTGATTTCGGTGAACTGTCAATATCACCTAACCAATATGTGTTACCAGTTTCATATTCAGTTGTAATATCAAATGGAGTAGCCAATACTCTTTCAACAATTCTATCTCCGAGTGTATGGAATAATTTCTTACCATCATATGACATTGTAAAATCTGTTATCGTACTATCTATAACTCTATTATATATTCCAGATGTAGCGGTAATCGTACTAATCTGAAATGGAGTACCAAAATCAAACTGAAACAATTGTTTAGGATTATTCCAGGAATCCATTACATAAAACTTTGTTCCAGTAGAATTAATATGCATTGCTCTTACCTGGTTAGTAACAGCATTATAAACACCTACATCATCTCGTAAGTGTGTTGTGTGTGTTACAGATGCTGTACTTATATCATATGGAGTGGTTAAAGTATGTTGTGTTACATATTGCCCATTTCCTGTATACATGTAAGTACCATCTTCACTGAAAATAAAGTTATCAGTACTAGCAGGNGGTTCATAACTTATATCAGTATTTGTTAATCCTTGCAAATCTGCTGCCCAGGTTATCGAACCACCGGTTGCAGTCACAGGAGTGTAAGTAGTACCATCAGTGCTATATACATAATACTCTCTTCCAGTAGATGCGGTCAAAAGACTTCCGTTAGCAGCAATATGAATAGTATCAGTATTTCTGAAGTAATGTGAATTACTAGGAAGACTACTAATAGTAGAGATATCCCAAGCGGTTGTCAGTGTATACTCACGCAAAGTATCATCCTCTTGCGTATATGTATATGCTTTTGTTCCATTTGAACTCATTTGGAAAGAAATTGGTGTATGTTCGTTTTCAAATACATGTGTGACACCTGTTTGATATGCAGTTGTAATATCCCATGGAGTTGCACATATATATTGCCTTACAACTTGACCGGTT